TCCCTGTAATCGCATGAAACAACCTCCAGCCCGTCCAAATAGTCAAGGCAAAGGTCATAATTACATTTGCGCACGGTATTGTAGAATGTCTCTCTCCTGAGTCCATTCAAATCAGCGGCGTATTTCATAGAAAAAAGCAAGGAGGTGGAAATCGTGATATAGTCCACAAACCCGTAGACCTTTTCTTCCTGTTCGATCATACTCAAAATGGTTTCTTTCGCCTCCTTTGGCAATACCTGGTGCCGAGGCGTGGATACCACCACCGCCCGAATCTTATCCAGCAAGGTGTTGGTACGTGAAATATTCTCCAGCCTACGTCGATAGTTGTCAAAGTCATTATATACAACGGTGGCATCAGGCTTTTGGCACTTGGTTATATGCGACAACAAGCCGGAACCGCCGAACAGGTCTACAAACACGGCATCATCCGGATAATGTTTCAACACCTTGATAAATTCTTTTGCGAACATTCGCTTTTGCCCCTGAAAAGGAAGAGGGGCTGAAAGATACTGTCTTCTCATCTGCTTCTGGTTTAAAATAAGGATTGCAAAAATCCCCTTTTTATCCCTATCAGCTAAAGAAAACGACCGTAGCATACTGCACGAGGGTTGCAGCAGTTCTTATACATTGAGATCAAAACGGACCCCTTCCTCCCCCGCCAGCAACCGGCACGTCTTGTCTGTGTTATTCTCGTAAATGTGCACGTTCCCCAAATTCAAAGTGATCGACTTCAACGGCAAGTCAATCTGCCGTGCGATCAGGTACAAATGGTATATGTCAGCTGGAAGCCCCAGGTTGGCATCGGAGCTGCGTTGGTAAGCAGACAGCACGAGACCACCATCTTCTATCTGGAACTGTACCAGGCTAAGGCATGGCACCTGGTTGCTTTCAGCACCGGTCTCACCCAAAAACAGCACATAATTTTTACTGCAACGTTTCTCCCAGTTTATTTTTTCTATCAGAGAAGGCAACCTCTCAAAATAGGTCGGATAACTGTTTATAAGGATACTTCCACAATAATCCCACCAGCTTATACCGGCTTCACGGTATTTTTCTACCGACCTCTCCCCCTTCATAAACAATTGAAGCTCATCACGGAGTTTCCGGCGGGCAATATTATGCCCCTCGAATATGTCCAGCAAGTCCAAAGGGGACAAGGACAATTGTTCGTTCAGGAGGTATCTAATGTTTCCTTTCTTGTTACTTTGAGTCTTTCCCTGGGCAAGTATCTTGTCCAGGATCATGTAATACTTGTTCATGGCTGATTCTCTTTGTTTTGTACGGGTAAAGATAGCGGAACCTCCCTCCTACCCACCATGAATTACATGCTTCACACTGTAAGCGGCTTGCAGTCACTTTGGAAACGTTTTATCAATCCGTAGACCTTACGCTCGGATATACCGTACCGCTCCGCAAGCACCGCCACGATATAGGACACTTTTTCTCCATGTCCGTACATATCCATATAATCAGAATACAAATCGATATACCGGGCATCTTCAAGGCGTACTCCCGCCTCCTGTAACTTTTTCAACAACTCACCGTTATATTCCAATAATTCATAAATCTTCATTTTTCAGACATTCCATTTTTATGTTCAACAAAATAGCCGTATCTTTGCGGCATCTCACTTACTTAAGACGACATAAAAAAACCGTAACGCGACGAGGGTACTTGCCCCCGGTCGTGCGTTACGGCGTACATGTTGTTAAAAGTAGGTGAGATGATTTTTAACAGGCCGGGGGCTTTTTTCTATCCCTCCCCCAAGGATTCATCTATTATCCAGTTTCATACAAAGCCAAGTCCAATGCGTCCTTTTTCTTCCATCCTTCAGACAATGCGCCCTGTATGTGCATCATCGCTTTCACGTAGAAATCCTGAAGGTCTGAAACCGTTTCAAACGTCCTGTAATACGAAACATCGTCCGTGCCCAGCTTGAACGTCACAGGCAGGTTCTGTCCTCCCGTTTGGACGGCAAGATCGTATGCGGCTTTGTAATTGAATTGGTTCTCACTGGACAGCCATACGGGCCGCCCCTCGTACTCGAAGCCGGACAGGATAAGCCTATCAGTCCCGCCATTGTACCAGTCCGAAATCATAGATCGCACTTCCTCCACGTCCGGCCGGTGGTCAAGCTCTTCTTCCATATAAGAGGCGGAACCGTCTTCCCTCGCTTCCATGTCCCAGCGGACACGCCACTTTCCTTTCACCGGGTTCGTGCATTCCAGCAGCGACACACCGGCACTTCCTTCTACTCTTCTCATGTAAATACATATTTAGTCCGACCTTTGCCGAAAGTCTCCGTCTTTATCGTTGTCTCAAACGGAAAACCGTCCGGCATTTCCCTTACCTGCGCAAGGATGTTTTTCATTTCTTCCGAATTAGTGAAAAACTTCTTGGACTCACCATTCTGCTCGATACTCACGATACAGCGGTCCTCGCCCTGCTCCGTCTTAATTCCCGTTTCAAAGTCTTTCACTATGATGGGAAGGTTCACCAGTTCCCGGATACTTACCACTGCTCCAGGAAAACGTTTCTTGCCGTCCTCCGGCTTATAGGAAACGTTCAAATCTTTAAATGATCTCATTTCTTTGCCTGTTAATTTTTTAAACAACATATTACAGTCAGCGTGACCGGCCATGCCGTAGAAGCTGGCAACCAGTTCGCGCCGTCTTCTTCTCGATTTTACCTCGTGCATTTTTCGGGCAAATTTCTGCTTGATACGCTTCCTGAGCCGGACATGGTCCGGAGCATAAATCACGTACCCCAAAAAGTCAATACCCTCGCCCACCGGGAACACCCTCTCATTCGGCTTTATGGAAAGCCCGATAGAGTTTATCCGCTCATGGACGGCATCACGAATCTTCCACAATTCCGCTTTCGTTTTACCCAGTACCACACCGTCATCACAATAGCGGTAGTAATGACAGACACCGTACCTGTCCTTCAGATAATGGTCTAAAAACACAGACAAAAGCAAATTGCCCAGTCCCTGCGAACTCCTCAGACCGATACTGATACCTTCAGGCATCAGCCGGACAAAGTTCTCCAGCATGGATATGAGCTTCTTGTCTTTGAACATCCGGCCCACGCAGTACATTACGAAATCCTGCTCGACACTCTCATAAAACTTGGAAACATCAAACTTGTAACAATACCGCGTCCCGTCCGGATCGTCCTTCAAATCCCGGCGGATGTATGACAGCAGATCATGCATCCCCCGTCTCTTAATACTGGCGGAAGTCGTACGGATAAACCGTCTTCTCAGATGTTCGTCCACAACGCTCATGATGGCATGGACGGCTATCCTGTCCTTCATGGAAAGAATCTGGATACGCCGGAGTTTACCAGCTTCAACGATCTCACGTTCGTGATAATCCTTGACCCTGAAACTTCCGGAGGCGATCTGGGCGGTCAATTCCTCCAGCACTTCCTTCTTATGCGCAAGCAGATAACGCCCCTGACGGCTACGCTTTCTTTTCGTGCCGCGAAGGACTTGATTAAAGGAATCCTCCATATTGGACGGTTCTATAATCTCTTCTACTATGTAACCTTTTCTACGCATTTTTATCACTTTATGGCCACACGGCCTTCAATCTCCCGGGCCTGACTTCTTCGAGCCCTGCGGCCTACCAAACTCTACCCGACGCTTGTTTTTTCAGTTTTCCAACCCTTCCGGGCTGCTGTTACTGGGGCTTGTTCCCCTCGGCTCCACGGTGGGGACAAGTCCCCGGTGTTGTACGCCGATTTTAATTTCCTTCGATTGTTGTTCAGACGGGAACCGATGTTCGAATTCGAGTTCGAGGCATCGTTACTGGCATTCGCGTACGACACACCGGCGTTCGCATTCGCATTGTTGTACCCACGAAAAACCACACGGCTTAAAGGAAACGCCACCCTTTTAAACACAAAGGTATTATTTTTCATGCGGAAACACCGTTGAATTTATATTTTCGACGGGCTTACGCCCGTTTTCGTTTACTTCGGATCAAACGAACGGGAACGAAAACGCTTTACGCTTTGTCGCTTCGCTCCCGTTTTCGATCATGCTTTCTCGAACAACGCCTTGTACGCTTCCACGCTTTCCGCTTTAACGATCCGACCGCGGAAGGCCAGACGGGAACCGATGCTCGAATA